CTAGTTCCCAGAGGCCGAAGCCGAAGCGGACGAGTCCTGCGAAGCCGCCGGCGCTGGGGAGTCCTGCGCCGGCTCGGGAAAATTTGCTCCCGTCACCTCGGCCTGGAGCACCAGCACGTCGCCCAGGTCCATCTCGACCACGTCCTCGTATACGATCGGCGCGCCGCCGATTAGCGCCAACTCGGCGATCAGAGCGAAGACCACGGCGGTCGGGTCGGGATTACCGGCGACCGCGCGTTGCGCGCGCATCAGGTCGCGTCCCTTGCCTCTGCGAATAGCGGCGGTTTTGCCGGAGGGCAACGTTACGCTTCGAGATTGTGCGGATTGTTCGGAAAGCTGTGTATCGGCCATGAGGGTCGTCTCCGGCGAGCCGTGATTAATCGTTCAAGGAGCGCCGCTTAACGAGCGGCCTGGTCGCAGGGTCTGGCAGACGCGCTAGCCGCCCAGGTTGGTGCGGAAGTTGCTGAGCTGATCGACTCCATTTACTACGTAGATATTCGCCATCACGTCGAACAGGAAGATCTGCGTACCACCGATATACAATTCGGAGTGATACACTGAGATGAGCGATGTGGTATCCACTCCCTCGTGCAGCTTGAAGTTCATGGAGCCCGCATCTTTGAATATTCCGGTCATCAAGTAGACCAGCGGCTGTTCCTGAGTGCGGCCCTGGCTGGTATAGGTTTCGAGATTGCTGCGCACCTGGAAGTAGTGCGCCGTGAAGGGGCTATTCAGCGCGGTCTCGGCCTCGGGATAAATCGACGCCCACTTGATTTTGGCCTCGAGCTTATCGACCCCGGCCCAGAACTCTGCCGAGCCCGCCATGCCGAGCCCCTTGTGGTCGACCATCTTGTGCTTGGGCTTCGCGACTTCGATTTCCTCGGCGCGGCCCAGCAGCCCGGTGCCGTCGAGGTAGACATTGGCGTTGGTGATTCGATTTACGGCCAGGTTTGACATTGCGATGAACCTCGTCAGGCCCGGGCGCACGCCGGCGCCCGGAGCCCCGATTAGTGTGACCTTAGGCGTTGAGCGTGACCGCGGTCAGCGCGTTGGTGTCGCCGAGTCCGCTCAGCAGAGTGGAGTCGATGTAGACGTTGAAGGTCAGGCGCTCGGCCGGCGGCGGCGGCATCACGTCGATGTCGAAAACCAGTTGTCCGGCGGCCACCTGGTTGGACGGGTTCTCGGCCGGGTTGTAGCTGGCCGAGCCGGCGACCAGCGCGCCGCGCCCGATTAGGCTGCGGATGAAGGCGTTGACGCTGGCCAGGATCGCCGAGATGAGCGCGTTGCTGATCGGCTGGTCGATGAACTGAAGCATCGCGAGCTCCACCGACTCCTCGATCACGTCCATCGTGCGGCGCACGCTGATGAAGTTGTTGGGCGTGGTCACCGTGGGATAGGCGGCTGAGCGGTTCCCCCAAACGCGCAGACCGGTGCCAAAGGCGTTGAACACGGTCACGATACCCTGCGCGTTGAGATTGTTGACGTCGCTCGCTGCGTCCAGCACTGAAGCGTAAAGCGTTACGTCGGGACCGAGCGGCCCGGTCATCTGGGTATTGGAGGGCGACCACCAGTAACCTTGCGCCAGGTCTTTGGCCGCGATTGTTCCGGCCACCCACTGCGAGTAGGGTCCGACCGCGGTAGCGTTGGCCGCGTTCTGCACCGGAGTTCCCGCCGAATTGAGCGTGACGCCGGTCGGAATGAGACCGAGGTCGGAGAATTTCTCCTGCGGGTAGCAGAGCAGGGCCCGGTCCGAGCTGGTGTCGAACACGTTGCCCGCGACGCCGCGGTTGGCGATCGCGGTGGCCGGAGAGATCGATGGTGGTGAGTCGATCAGGGCGATCGCGCGGACCGTCTCCGCCGTCGAGAGCAGTGCGGCGGCGGTCGCGGGATCCTGCGAGTAGCCGGGTGCGATCAGGATCTTCGGGAAAAAACCCATCGTGCCGCAGGTAGTGCGCAGCGCCTGGATTCCCGTGTACATGGTGCCGGTGACCGTGCCAACGACGTCGCTGTCCTGCACCTTGCTTGGGTCGGCGTAGCTGAAAGAAACGCTGAGCGCCTCGCCAGCGGTGATTGCGCCGCCCGCCTTTTGCGTCACGATTCCATTTATGGGGTCGAGGGTATAGTCAGTCCCGTTTGTATAGGTAGTCGAGCCGCCGCTGTTTTTGACTACCACATTCCAGACACCCATATGCCCCAGGTTGAGCACCTGCGGGCCCGACGCCGGCAGCGTTATCGCCTGAGCCGTGATCGCGGTGTAGTGGAGGTAGGGATTGAAGACGTTGACCACGATCGCCTGGCCGGCGCTTTGGGCCTGGATGGCCGCGAGCGCGTAGGGAATCGTGTACCCCTGGATCAGAGGTCCATAGGCGGCGGCCGATCCAGCGATATTCGGATTGGGCGTAAAATTGACTAGCGTGGGCGTTTGCAACAGAGTCCCGGCGATGGTGACCAGCTTCCAGACCGCGGTGCCGTCGGCGGTGGTGGCGTTGAGCGTGGTCGCCCAGGCCGGTGCGGCCGTGCCGGTGGTGCCGGCGATGGAGCATTGGTGGATGTTGCCACTGGGATCGACCACTTGGAGGCCGGCCGCGACCACCCAGCCGGGCTGCCACATCGCCGGTGCGCCGATGGCCGCCCACAGCGGCGCGGAGCCGACCAGGCCGATCACCGACGACTTGACGACCGTGATTGGGACCGGTCCGGTGGAGGTTTCGATCGTTTCAATTCCGTGTAGAAAGCTGGCTGGCATCTTCTTTCACCTTCTTTTAATGCCTGCGGGAGTTTGCCGCTCGGTTGCGTCTAGTTGGTCGGGGCCGTCGGAGATGCGGAGCCGCCGGCGACCGCGGTGACGGTTTCGGAATAGGTATAGACGACGTTGACCGTCGCGCCCGATGGGATCGTGCCGCCCGCGGTTTGCGTAATAATTCCATTGACCGCCTCAAGCGTGTAGTCAGTGCCGGCGATATAGGGATTTCCGCCGCCAGCCGGGGTAGCCACAAGGTTCGCGACATTACCCACTGGCAACTGGATCACGCCCTGCGAGTTGAACGTGTACGCGGCCTCGGTGGCGACCCTGACGGTCTGCCCGCCCTCTTCCAGCGCGGTGCCTTTGATGAAGAGCGGGAAGTTGTCCTGCGTCGACGCTTCGAGCGCCATCGTCTCGAGCGCGTAGAGTGCCGACCAGGTCCATACGCCGCCCTGCGGGTCGCGGCCCAAGAACTGTTCCCTAAGCGGGAACAGCTTGCGGCATCCGGGAAGCCGCAGGCCGGTCAGCGCAGCGCGGATCGCCTCGAGCAGCGCGTAGGCGCCGGGATTGGGACCCGATGGGTCGGCGCCGAAACTCCATCCGAGGTCGCGCACCAGCAGGATGATTTCGAATTCGAGTCGGCGCGACTGTACCACCGCCGCCGTGTCAATCAACGCTCCGTAGGTCGCGCCGCGCCAGGCCACCAGCGCCGCGCCGATCCGATGGGTCAGGCGGTAGGCGGCGGGCTTGTCGGGAAATTGCACGATCTCGATCGCGGTCACCTGCGCGCGAAGCTGCGCCGCGATTGCCGACTCGAGGGTCGCGATATCGAGCGGCGTGGGCGGCGCGAAAATCTCGCCGGCCCAGGGACTGTCGAGCGTCACCCCCATGGTCAGAATCCCTTCAAGGTGCCGCGGCTGAAAACGCGCTGCGGCAGCGTGCCCGAGCGATCGCCGCCCGCGTCGGTTACGACCGCGCCCGCGGCTTCGGGCGGTTCCTGGTTATCCGGCGCAAGGCCCAGCGTGAGGGTGCCGTCGGCGACGCGCAGCAGCACCGCCACCGCGTCTTCGTAACGCTGGCGTGCCTCGGCCAGATCGTGCAGCGGGCGCAGCGCCTGCAAGCGGTACATCGCGACGTCGCAGGCCAGGCGCGCGAGCACGGCGGGCGGATCGCTGAGCGGCAGCGTGAAGCGGCTTTCCAGGTAGCCGTCGATCTCGGCCGAGGCGTCGGCGAGCGCCTGCTGCAGGACGGTCTGATTGACGACGGTCTGGGTCGGATCCTCGTTGGTCAACTGCACGAGATCGCGATTGGGGTAGCGAGCGATCATGTCCGAGGGTTGCGCGTAAACCATGATGATTCCCTGGGCGGATAATTCCTTGTCGGTGGCCTCGCTCGCCTGAGGAGGCGGGCGGCCCGGAACGGAGCCTTGCGGCTTCCGTCCCGGGCTCGTATCGGGAGGAGAGGCTAGGCGAGGTACTCGCTGACGATCAGGTCGGCGCTGTTGCGCCAGATGTTGGTGGTGGGCACGGAGGAACTGGCGCCGGCGCCAACCATGAATTCTGAGTTGAGTAACTGGCGGCCGACTTCCTCGAGCGACGGCGGCACTACCAGGTAGACACCCTTGCGGCTGGAGAGCGCGCCGAACGGCAGCCCGCCGTCGGTTTTGATCGAGCGCATCGCCGCGCGCGCCGCGCCGTAGTTAGTCGGATTGCTGAGGTCGGTGTTGCTCGCGTAACAGAGCTGCCAGAGCCCGACGCCGGTGTTGGCGCGGCCGTCGACGCCGTAGCGGAATTCACGCCGGTTGAACACCGCCTCGTCGGTGAGCGTGTTCATCCGCGTGACCGCGTACTCGCGGCGCAGCTGGAAGATGAAGGGGCGGATCGGGCGCGAGGCGTCGACCAGGAACCAGTAGGCACCGCTGCCGGTGGTGTTGAGGTTGGCCACCTCGGTCTGCGGATTGCCCATCGTCCCCACCGGATGAGTCGCGGAGAAGAAGGGCTGGCCGTCGTAGCCCAGCACGGAGGAGGGCGTGTTCACGGCCGCCTTGATGGTCGTGAAGAGCAGCATGTCGGGATGCACTTTGGTGTCCCAGCCGAGCTGCTCGATGACTGGCTCGTAGACGCCGTAGGTATCATCTTCGACGTCGTTGCGGTCGATGCCGACGGTGTCTTCGAAGTTCTTGTTGACGATCGTGTAGGCGTGAGCCTCGAGCGCCTGGACCACGCGGCTGCCGAGCCACTCGCGGAACTTCGTGGTGCGGCCGAGCCACGGGTAGGTCGTCTGCCGCGAGCCCGAGCGCACGATCGAGGCGATCTGCTCGTAGTAGCTCGGCGGCGTTTCGAACCCGCGCTGAAAGATAACGTCGAAGCCGGTGAACAGTGCGGTGAGATTTGCTGCGCTGATTTCCATCGTTGCTACCGTGTGGGCCCGCGGCGCGGCCGCGAGCGGCTGGAGGGTTGGTCGGTGGTCCTAGACCGCGGGTGCCGACTGATGCCAGAAGTCGACCCAGACCTGGCCGCTGGAGTCGAGGTTCATGATGGTGCCGGCCACGCTGCGCGCGGGCGCGCCCCAGTTGTACGAAACTAGGACCGTGGCGGCGGCGGCGATCGTGCCGCCGCTCGGTGGCAGCATGATCAGCCCGGCCTGGTAGTCGGCCACGTAGTCGCTGCCTTCGACGTAGGTGGTGCCGGCGGGCGACGAGGTCACCACGAGCTTGGAGATGTTCTCGTGGCCGAGGCTGATGATCTGCGCGCTGGTCGAGGCGGGAAACGTATGCGATTGCGCGCTGACCGCGGTCGCGCCGGAACCGTCGCTGAGCGAGACCGAGTTGTCGTCGACCGCGAAGCACTGCATCCCGACCTGGGGCTGCGCGATCGACCCGTCGTTGACCGCGTATAGATAGACGCCGCGCGCGCAGATCACCGAGATCGCGCCCGCCGCGCCCGCCGGCAGATTGGTTCCGGGAATCATGGCCGACGACGTGTTGACCGCGTCCTGCCCCGGCATCCCGAGGTAGGTTCGCTCGGCGCGGCCGACGATCCGCAGTCCCGCGGCCGAAGCGGCGGGCACCGCGTTGCCATTGGCGTTGAGCGCCACCATCGAGCCGAGGTAAACCGTGGTGCTGGCCTCGACCGGGTAAATCTGCGTGCGCCCGAAGTCGGCCATCTCGGGCGTGTTGCGTGAGCTGGTTAGAGCCGCCATTTCGTCACCTCTTTGAATCCTGCCTATGCCTGCCCGGCCGCGGCGCGCGCGTCGGGTCTAGTCGTTGCCGCGGTTGAGCGGCAGAAAATCGCCTCGGCCGCATCGCTTGCGCCCGAGATAGTCCTCGGAGCTCAAGCCGAGCTGCGCACAGATCGCGGTCTCGGTGGCCGTCAGCGCGGCCGTCGCGGCGCGCGCCGGTGGCGGAGGAGTAAAGGTCGCGGCGGCGCTCTCGAAGGCTCCGCCGAAAGCCGCGGGCTGGCGCGCAGCGAAAGCGCCGAAGCCCTTGAAGTCGGCCTGGCAGTAGGAGATCGCCCACTGGCGCTGCGCCGGAATCAGCTTGCCGGCCTTGATCGCGTCGTCGACCGCGCGCTCGGCGCGCTCGCGAGCGCGCTCGACGCGCAACTGATTGAGCTCTCCGAGCACGCGCTGGAACTGCGCGACCGCGACGTAGCGCGCCGGGTCGGCGCCGGCGCCGGCGGCCTGCATCGCGTCGGCGTCACCGCCGTCGTCGTCGCAGTCATCGCCCTGCGCACCGTCGCGCCCGCTGTCTTCATCGTCTTCATCGCCGTCGCCGTGGGCGCTCTCGTTGAGTGCGCGCACGGCAGCGAGGACCTCCTCGGGCGAGGCGTCGTCGTCGAGTCCGAGCATTTCGCACAATTGTTGCAGCAGGGTGTCCATCGCTTCGTCCCCTTGGCCGAGTTCGGCGCCGGCTGCGGTGCGGGCCGCAGCTTCATGCTGAAGGCCCGCGTCCGGCGCAGCCATCCCAGCCACCGCACGCGCCGAGATCGCGGTCAGATAAAGATTCGGATTGTTGGTAAGTCCCGCCCGCAAAAGCCGCGTGACCGCGCCATCGGGCGAGTACTGGAAGACCGGCGAGATGTAGCGGTACTCGCGCGAGGTGATCGCCTTGGCGCCATGCGGGGTCCATTCCACGGAGCCCCACAGCGCGCCGGCGCGCTCGGCGAGTTCGCGGATCCATCCGGCGGCAGGCGCGGGCCGGCCCTCGGGCGCGGCGAAGTCGGTCGCATGGTCGTAGTCGATCGGCACGCCGGCCGCGAGGCCGAGCGCCTCGGTCGCCGCGATTACGCGCGCCGGGTCGGCGAGGCGGAAGGGCCCGCGGCCGTCGCGTCCGCTGAACTCGCCCGCCGGGATCAGCATGACCCACTGGGGCGGCGCGCTGGAGGAAAGATCGGCGTCTTCGATTGCGGTGCCATGGACCGCGAGCGGGCCGCCCCGTTGGATAAGCTCTGTGGTCTTGAAGTGCGTCACGTCCAT